TCAGTCAGTTGTGAGCTTTGATATCTCAAGCTTGTTCTGATCACCGTGCAACCAGCGACCGTATCGCTTGATAAGCATTTGCAAGCTATGGCCCAATTGGTTGGCGACAAATACTGGGTTCACGTCTGACATTAATAACATCGTGGCATAGGTGTGTCTAGCATTATATGCTGGGCGATGTCTTACCCTCGTAGACTTCATTGCTTCAACCAATCTCATGCGGGCAGGTTTCTCATTGTAGAAAGGCTGGCTTGTCTCCGGGCATATCATCACATAGTCATCACTGAGCTTCATAGCGTCCAGTGCCTCAAAGGCACGCTTCGAGCGGTCATTCAAATAAACTTCACGTGCAGTATGGGTTTTGGTGACTTGCTTCTCAATACCACGTACACGGCTTTTATTAATAATCACTGAGCCGTTGAACCAGTCAATATCTTTCCATCTTAGAGCGTTCAGCTCACTAGGACGACATCCTGTCCAAAACGCCACTTCAAAATACCAATAGTAAAAATGGTCTTTATCGGTCAAATTTTTATCCAACCAGTTTAATAGCGCATTCATTTCATCGCGGGTAAATGGGTCCGGCAGTCCGGACTGCACCTTTTTATTCTTAATCATCGCCATTGGGTTTTCTGATGGCGTGATAAGACGCAGCTCAATCGCCTTTTCAAATACACCGCGCAGTGGTACCAGGCAGTTATTAAACGTCTTATCAGATTTGAAATCTATGTCAGAGATGATGTCACGTATCAAATCAGATGTTATTTGATGGATAGGCGTTAATGCCAAGTCTGGCATCCAATGCTTATTTAATGCGCTGACATAATCTTTTTTGGAGTCAGTATTGGCTTCGCAGTGCTTCAGATACTTTTGTGCTATCTCTTGGAATAGTGCGCCATCACCGACGATGACGCTATCATCATTAACTAATTCACCTTTTGCGCTGGCGAGGTCTGCTTCTGTCAGCACACCCCATTCAGCTTTTGTTATTAGGTCGCGTCTAATTTTAGCAGCTGCCTTGATGCCTTCCGCAGTGACTGGGTGTGGGAGCGTGACGTGATAGGACTTACCGTCTCTGCTAAAGTAGATCTGAATGCGCCCCGATCTAAGCCGCACGCCTTGCGGTAACGTATGTCTGCTTGCTGTGTCATCCACTTGTTATATCCTCTCATTGAGTAATACAGACTACCAGCTTCCTTCATCCAAACAACGTTTTCTGGCCACTCTCGCTTACGGTGAGTAAGCTTTTGCTCATCGATACCAGTCAAAGCTGCGAACTGCTTGGCGTCTACCCAATCAAGCGGGGTTAAACCTAACTGGTGAAGAGTATTTAAGGTGTCGTTATCCATGACTTACTCCTTGTTTAAAATGCGAATTGTGCTCAAGAGCGTCGATAAAATACACAAAACGCCAAATGTTGCCTGTTAAGTCCATATAGCCATCGTCGTCATAGTCAACAACGACCGTTCGAGTAAAATTGGCTATCCTTTTTGCCTCGTCTGGTGACTTATTGCTAACGCCGCATATTGCCCTATAACCGTCATCAAGCCATTGCTGAACTTCAGGCTTCGGTATTGGATGTTCATCCATCAAAACCGCATGATGCTCTTCGTCTGTAATATCTGCAGAGCGGCAGCTGGTAACGATATATATAAGGTTTTTATTGCCATTGAACGTAAATATATTAGTAATGCCATCCACTGGTTTTGAACTATAAAGACGCACTGGCACATCTTTAATCTTGTAATGTTTCCCGATAATTTTACCTATCTTGCCTAGGTTCTTTAGATAATTACCATTTAGCAACACGTTCTTATCTTTTGCTTGTTTAATATCTTCAACGTAGCCCGTAACAGCGCGCTTAACATCTGGATATTTACCATCAATCAAGCCTTTAAATCTTCTAAAATCTTCGTTTTTAGCGCAAACAATGTCACCAGTTGAGGCTTCCAAGTGAATGTAGTACTTGGTCTTGATGGCATCTTTTATTGATCTACGGTTAAGAATGTAAGAGAAGTCATCGCCTTGATAGTTTTCACACACAATCCAGCGTAATAGCTGATGACCGTCAGTAGAGTAGGCCAATACTTTGTTATCACCGCCAACGAAGTAAACGCCTTCTAAGTAATATCTAACATCTTCTTTAGCAGCGGCACATAGCATAGCTTTTAGATAAGCTGTTTTTAATTCGATTAGGTCCACGGTATATTCCTTTTTGCGTTCATGCTGGCTCGAATAGGTCGGGCTGGCGTTCAGTTATTCTTGGTAATTTTGTTCTTTGGTTTGGCTTATGGCTTACAACAGGTTGCTGCAATTCAGGCGGTAACCAGAACATATCTGCCAGCGCATTTTTTAGATAACTGGTATCGGTTTGAGCAAGTGCATCAATTACGGTATTAAGCTCCAACTGTGTGATTTTACGAGTGCAGCTGAGTTGCACTTTTGGCATCTGCGGATGATCGCTTGGTATATGGAAACCTAGTAAAGCCTTGTGTTCAGATTTGCCAATACTCTCAGTGATCACGCAACTAAAACCAAGCCCTGTAGTAATTGGCACACAAATCATTCGCTCATCAGGGTAGTTCTTGTATCGTTTGATAGAAGCATGCTCTGCATAAGCCGAGCTTATTTTTATGTTTCGCATAATCAAATCCTTATATTATCTACGCCCTTCAAAGTGGTTCTGACAATCCACGCAGCGCCTTACACCGCCAATCGCTTGGCGCTGGCTAGGGATGTCTTCGCCGCAATCATCACATTCAGCGAGAGAGGGCGCATCAAACCGCGGTACTACCTGCAATCGTGCTGCCATCTCTAACTCTTGGCGCTCTTGGGCGCGGTCGATATCATCAGCCATTGTGTTTCTCCAAGCGATTAGTATCTGTAAAACCTGTTCCGCGACTTAGATTGGCTCTCTGACCGCGATCAAAACCTTGTTGTTCAGAAATATGGGCGCCCCATACCGCTCTTTTAGTTTTACGCTTACAGGGTTTTATTTCGTAATTGTCTTCCTGATATTTTTCAATCGCCTTCTCTTGTTGTTCTGGTAATGCAAATGCCTGAACAACATCGTCCACACCTTTAACCCAGCCTGCACAAAAGTAATCACCGTGGCGGCGTTTTTCATAGCGACTGAAGTCAATATCCATGTTTGCAACATACTGTTTTCTTTCTTGAGTCACTTGACGCAACAGTACTTCAAGTGCGTAAGCTGCAATCTCTGGTTGATAATCAAAGCCATAAAACACAAAAGCAGATTGTCCGCCAGATCCTCTCTTCCAATTAGCGCAGTGATAAGCACAACCCATTGCATCTGCAACAACTCCTGCTAAACGATATTGCCATGTAGGTGGATTTGTTTTAGTTGTCGAATTAACACGATGCTCATTAATATCAACTGAAAGAGTGTCAAATTCATTGATATTGTGTTTATGCATGAGTTTTTGTGCTTGGCGTAATGCTGTGGCCGCTTCATCAGGGTTAGAAGATTTTGATAAAGCTAGACAGTGTTTGATTTTACGGATAATTCTTTCGCTACCCATCCTTACTCTCTCCCGTAAGCATTAGATATGAAGATGTTGGCATGCCTTGCTGTTTCTGCCTGCTTAGATGCTTCATACACTTCTTCATCAAAGCCATTCATCGGGTCGGTGACATAGTTGCCATCGTCGTTAGGTAGTGACGCCTTATGTTCAGCAATTAGCGCGTCTTGGGCTGCTTGTGAGCGATTGAATGCATCATTAATTTGTTGCACGCCAGCAGTTGCCGCTGTCATGCCAATTACTAACAATGCAATAACGCCGATGCTGGCTAGAAAGTCTTTGATTGAGTTCATGATTATTAATCCTTCTGATAGTCGCCAATTAAAACGGCTATAACCTATTAACTTCTTGTTTAGCCGCTGATCTGACTGCGAATAACAGCACTGTGTTTTTCAGATTCGTAGCTGTGCACTAAGTCAAAATCTTTATCGACATCGCTTTTGCGTAAGTGACCTAACAGTTCTTGCACGGTCTCAAAATCACCTCTGTGTTGATAACCCACTAGCTTTGACGTCAACTCTCTTACGGTGCCTACATAGTGGAATTGTTCAGGCATATGACGCTTATTGAACTTTTGGACATGAACTACATGGATAAGATTCATAACAGTTACTCTGTGTCGTTGTGATGAATACTAATTTAGTATAATACTAAATAAAACGCAAGTATAAATTTAGTTTAAAGATAAATTAAAATTTAGTTATGAGCTAATGTTAAGTTGCAATCAAATTTGCCGACACAAAAAAACCGCCACTGGGGCGGTTTAATATTAGATTTCAAATTTCAAGTCTTTACGTTATTTTCTTCAATAAAATCAGGAATGCTTACCAAGCCAATCCCGAATTTTTTGAGAAACATTAAACGAAGCCCACAGTTTCCCATTTACTGGAATAACAAATATTTTGTCATCACTATCAGTAAAATTTCGTAAATGATCTACAATCTCTTTAGCTGACTTGTTTGATTTAACTATCCATTGAGATTCTGTTGGTCTGGCATAAGCACCAGTTCCACATGTTTTGATGCCTTCGTATATACGGTCGTAATCCTTCTTCTTAATAAGATCGTAAGTTATAGAGTATAAAGCCATTGTTTCACCTCATGCTATCGCCAGTCTCAAGCGTGCTGGCACGGACGCTTATTTATCCTTAGCTAATACTTAGCTTTAAAAGACTATAGAGAAAACAAAAAACAATATTAGTATGCCTACGACAATAGTTGTAATCGATATTTTTTGTTTAGGAGTTTCTGGAAGGGTTGGCGGTGTAGGCCGAGGCTGACTAGCTATATCTTTATATTTTCTTAAACTTTGCGGCGATCCAGCCAAATCCTCAAGATTCAAATCAACCCAAGCGCCGTACATAGGATGATCTCCCCTGTATATCTTACATCTTGCAGACAGAGTGTCTCTATTGCCTTCGCATAGGTGACGATAACGAATAGCATCCTGCTTAGATAGGTAGCCTAACGTGCCATAGGTAGAAATGACGGCTACAGCATTCTTATCGTAAGGGTTATTCGGTTCGTACACCAAATCTACATCAACAAAAGCAGACTCGCCCTTTCTAAAAGCATTAGGATCTTTATAGTTTTTGTCTAAAGCGGGTTGATATTTCGACTCACCCACGATTGGGGTGTTGAACTCATACCCAAAATGCCAATCCGTCATCTGCAAAATCCTTTTTTGATAAATATGATTATTAATTTTTATTTACATTGGTATCTTCACCACGGTTTCGTTGCTTTACTGGGAAATTATTCATGTCATAAACTGGAATCATGACAATATCCCCAAAGTGCTTAGCTATCAACTTAACTTCATCAACAGATAGATTCATTGCTTCGTTGTTGTTTGCTGCTAGATTGATTCTAGCTATAAGTTGGTTGACCGGTAGTTTGCTGTTATCCATAATTTACCTGCTTTATAAATGTAGTGGTTTACTATCGTTAGTTGTTGACAAGCGTAACCTCTAAGTATCTTGTTTTTAGCGTCTATAAGCTAATCCCAATCTAATGCCTCACGATACACGCACCACCCTAATGGCAGCGTCTCGACTGGCTTAGCGTGCTTTAAAAAATGGCATATCCATACGTACGCCCAATCATTAGTATTCGACATATTTACCCACCACTTTGCCTACCAAGTTACAGTCACCCATAGGTAGCATTTTTTGCTCATGCCAGCTTGGGTTGAGAGGTCTTAAATACATATCTTCTGATGTCTCACCTAGTACCAGCTGCTTGAATGTAGCCTCGGTATCATGATTGCATTGAACTATCACAAGATCGTTATTCTTTAATGCAAATAATCCGGTTTCTGGCTCTACATAGATAATATCGTCAGGATCAAATTTAGGAAGCATGCTTTCACCTCGTACAATCAACGCAAAGCCATTTTTTGATAGATTTTTCGGTCTTGACACTCTACCTATAGCATCATCAAAACAAACGGCTTCTACGTTAGACCAACTGCCAGCAGCTACCCAGCTCAAAATAGGTACTTCGTCTGAGTTTTCAGCCATTGCTATATTTGAAGTACCTAATGGAGCTGTACTACTGTCCCTTGCGCCGCCGTTCTCAATATCTCTTATTCTCTGCATTAACTCGGATGGACTTGGTTTAGGTGCCTTAAGGTGCAGTACATCCATCCAACCATGCTTCAAACCAAGACTGGTTTCGATGTCTCGTGCAAAGTCACTCCCCATGCTAATACTGTCGCCGTTAGGCTTGGTACCTTTTTTTAACTGACTAATATAAGAGGCTGGCTTGTCAATAGCGGCAGCAAATTCTGTTTGAGTCTTATAGTTATTTATAAGAGATAGCATGTTTTGGAGCCTAATCTGACCGATGTCCATTGCTATATCCTTTTGGTGATTGTATTTAGTATTTAACTAAATATAGGTACACAAGTAAATAAGCGCCAAACATAATTTGCATTAGTCTTTATTTAGTTATAAACTAATAAAAAATATAGTATGAGACTAAATTTATGAATGACTTAATAAAAAGGGAGCGTCGCCGCCCTGTCGTTATGGCATTAAAGAAAATATTAAACGATATGCCATTAGAAGGTCGTAAGGATTTTGCTGATAAATGCGGCACATCCTTTGATAACTTGCGTCAGGTTGCTTATGGCTGGGGTGGCTGCTCCATCTCTCTTGCCCAGTCAATTGTATCAGCGTCTGCTGGCAAGGTTGAGCTAGAAGATTTGATTCCTGAGCTCAAAAAGCAAACCGCTTAAGTGAATACTACAACCAACCATTCATCAACAACACGTTTTTATAAATAGGTAGGACACGATGAACGTAATAGACGCAGCACATAAGACAGTACACAACCCATTACACGGCGGTTCAACAGCTATTGCTGCACGTATGGGTATGTCTAACACCGTACTCAACAACAAAGTAAGCCCAACTTGCAACACACATCATTTGCGTCTGGATGAGGCGGTCACGATCATGGAGTACACAGGCGACACCAGCATCATTCAAGCGATGGCTCACCGCCTTGGTGGTGTGTTTGCACGTGTAGATGAAGAGGTGACGCAGGCAAGCATACTCATGACAGCGTTATCTACATCAGCATGCCAAGGCGATGTTATGTCAGAGATGCAGCAAGCGTTAGAAGACGGGCGCATTGACTGTAAAGAGCATGATGCACTACAGACAAAAATTCAAGACGCTATCGTCACTCTACGTACGTTGGCAATTCAGATTACTAAACATTGTGAGGGTAATCATCATGTGTAATGCCACTATCAGTAAATGTAAGACCTGCCATTTAAGAGAAACAACAGAAGTGACTGGCAATGATGCAGATATCAAACGTGAGTTTGAGCGCATCGAGCGCAATCAGACGATAACCGATGCGCTGCGTACGTTAGACCTCTTAATTGATACCGTCGATATATTAGAAGACTTAGAAGCCAAGCAAGCAAAAACCCCATCAGTTGGAGCTGATGGGGTTTAGGTGTTTCTGAAATACAAACATTTGATGAAGGAATCTTACAATGAATATTCAAACTTTGCAAACAAATAATAATCAAACAATGAGCAGTCGTGAAATTGCTGACTTGTGCAATAAAGATCATCGTCATGTATTACGCGATATTGACGACTTGAATGCAACATACGAAGTAATGGCACTGCCCAAAGTTGGGCAGTCAAATTATACCGCTGATAATGGTCAAAGCTATCGCCAATTTTTACTTAGTAAAGAACAGACGATTGATTTGATCACTGGTTATCGTGCTGACATTCGCATACGCATCAATAGACGCTGGCAAGAACTTGAAGCACAAGCCAGCGCACCAGTTATTCCAGCCACTTTATCTGAAGCATTACGCCTTGCCGCTGATCAAGCTGAGCTTATCGAGCACCAACAATCACGATTAGCGCTTGTTGAGCCTAAAGCCGCGGCATTGGATGTTATTGATAGCTCTATTGGTAGCTTAAATGTTCGCGATACTGCCAAAACGCTAGGCATCCCACAAAACAAGTTTGTTAATTGGTGCATAGCCCATGATTGGATGTACCGAGATAATCGCGACAAGCTAAAGATGAGCAGCATTCGCATGAAGCAAGGCTTTATGGAAGAGCGCGCAGTGACGTACCAAGGCAGTAGTAATGAGCGTGTGGCAACCACTCAGCCTCTATTCACTCCAAAGGGCTTAACACGTCTTGCCTATGTATTCGCTATTGTTCATGAGGTGGCGTAATGCATTTTTATATGTTCAATCCTGCTGACTTTAACAATTCAACACGTCATCTGTTATTGCCTGAGCGTGCCATCTATCGCGACCTGATAGATATGTACTACCACAATGAACAAGCCATCGACACATCAGATATGGATAGGCTGGCTCGTCGTCTGCTATGTACTACGCCTGAATATCGCGCAATGCTTGAATACATCCTTGATGAGTATTTTGTCAAACGTGGTAAGCGTCATCACCATCATCGTATCGATAGAGAGATTAAAAACTACAAATTCAAAAACAGTAACGCAAGTGGTAACGCTGTAACGTTTGATGTAACGCAAGGCGTAACGCCAAGTAACGTTACGTGTAACGATGACGACACACCGATGACTGCTGCTGAACGTACTCGTAAATCACGCCAAGACCGTAAGTTAATGATTGATAGTCTTATTAATATAGGTGTGACAGTAGATAAGAGTATTAAAGCTGCTGACCTAAGAGAGTTATATGCAACTCACGCCGACACTATTGCAAGTAACGTTACAACCGATGTAACGGAAACTGTAACGAATAACAATGAGCCATGTAACGATAGTAACGCAAAAAACGCTGCTATAACTAGTAACTATGAACCAGAAACCAATAACCATAAACCAGTTAGTGAGGACTCGCGAACACACGAGGAAAACTCGGTTGTTGGTAATTCTGTGGATAACTCTACTGATGCAAATAAACCTGTACCAGTAGCACCTCAATCATCAGCCAACCAACCAGCAACCAAAGCCGATCAGATACGTGACCAACGTGCAGATGATATCGAAAACTGGGAAGCACCAACTATCGATGAAATGCGCGGTGAGTTGTTCAAGGCTGGCAAGCTGATTCAGCTTAACGATGATCAGTATCAGTTTGAGATTGGTGCGTTCAAATCTCATTACGCTGAGCAGGCGCTCAAAGGCAATCCACTGACTACAGATTCTTATCGCAAAGTAAAGCTCATCAAATGGATGATGCGCGAAGCAGATAACCAAAAAGCCAATCAAGCACGTCAGGAAAAAGCCAAAGGTCGTTTCTCTACAGACAATGAAGAATGGGGTACTACTGCAAACAAAGGTAACTCAAATTTTGATAGTGATTTACCACCTGTATTTCATCAAAGCCATGCCAAACCAACTATCCAAGCCAAACGTGATCCAAGCGTGTCGGTTATGTTGAATGGTTTATGGAGAGAGCCTTTGCCTGGTATGAGTGTACAAGAAACCTATGAGTACATCGCTCAACAGCAGATGCCTGGTGAAATGCAGGACGAAGCTTACGACAGATTATTAAACCAAATGCAGGAGGCGGTATGAGTATTAAAACTGGCACGGGAACAATCACAGAGCACAGAGCCAACGGCAAAGTAGTACAGAAGTCTGAATATACCGGCAGCACCAAAGTCGCTGTCACTTATGCAGATGGCAGTAAGGTCGATATGACAGCCGATGATTTCAAGCGAATGCATCGGGTTGTTCAAAAGTGAACATGACAATCGAGCGTAATTTTGAAACACGATTAACCATATGCAGTCAAATTGCTAAACGTCATCCTGCTTGGGTGGGTCGTGAAGAGTTAAGTCAGTATCTCACTGGATGCACACGTACTCATCAGCGCCTGCTTAGTGGATTGGTCAGTATCGGTTATTTAGAGCGTAGTGATACCAATCCGGCAGGCTGGCGTGTCGTCAAAAGCAAAGTTAAGGGGTTTAGAGCGTTATGACTTATTTTGAAGGGTTTACTCATGGTGTTGTAAACACTAACCAAAAGGTTAAGTTTAAGTTAACTAAGCGTGGTCAAAAAATACTAGATGATCATAATGCTGACGTTAGAGCTACTTGCAATATGCTCTCTGATTATAACGCTACTAAGATAGATTCGGACGGCCAGCATGTTATGCAATTGCATAGAGCTATGCGGGTGTTTGGGGCAGCAAATACGCTGGGTACAGAATCTCCTTTTGAAAACTGCAGTCTGACTATTCTTCGATAAACAAAGTGATTAAAGGGCGGTAAGCAATATGATTTTAATCGGTATCGACACAGGCGTTAAGACCGGCTTTGCTCATAGTATTGACGGAGTATTACAAGAGGTATCTACTCAATCTATTCTTAGTGCCCAAGACAAGGTTTTGGATATAAGAGACGAGGCTGCCCAGTCCGACGTAAAGCTAGTGGTTTGTATTGAGGACGTTCGCAAGCGCAAATGGGTAGATCCTAGTATTGGTAATGAACGCTTAAAAGGCGTTGGGTCAGTCACACGGGATTGTAGCATCTGGCAAGAGTTCTGTGAGCGTAATGGACTACGCCATATCTTAGTGCCGCCATCTCATATTGATACCAAGCGTAACGCTGAGGACTTCGAGATGATCACTGGTTGGAAGGCTCGCACATCTGGTCACGCTCGAGACGCTGGCATGCTTATATATAAATATCATCGATTGATTGAAAAGGGTGAGGTTGACGTGCCAGCGCCCAAGCCAATTAAGAAGAAAGGGAAGTAATATTGTGAAAAATACAATAAAACTTATCATCGTAGTTTTTATTGCATTCGCTATGCCTTCAATAGTTATGGCTTATATAGAGCTCATTGCAGGCGCAGCATTCACAATTAGGCAGTGGTGGATATCTTTAATAATGTTGTTTGTTTCCATATGTGTGATTGGGTTTCTACTTATAGAGTAGTGGTTTTAAGGAAATAATGATGGATGAGGTCGAGATTAATAGCACATGGCGATGCAAACAAAGTGGTGAGGTGATAGACGTAAAGTCGTTAATGCAACGCTGCATTGTCTACGATATGGATTCCAAAGAGTGCCATTCTGACATAGTTTATTTTTTGAATAATTTTGAGCCAACAAGTGAGGTGAGCCAGTGATAATTGATGAATTAGGTATTAAGGCAAAGTTGGCAATGTGGGGTCGTTGGGTAGGTCGAGGCAATATAGCAGCGTCACCAGTGGGCGGCGGAAGCGTAGGTAGTTGTAGCCCGCTAGGTTATAAATCAGCATGGAGTCTGATATTGCCAGATAGTGGCGGTGGTGTTGATATTGGATATGATGATGAGATGCTAGATATTGAGCATGTCATGGCATACATTAAGGTCCATGATAAGCTTAGTTATAGATTGATCAAGCTTAAGTATCGATACGGGTACAGTTATCAACGTCTTGCAGTAAAGCTTACCAAGCAATTGCCTGAATATAGGCGTGGCGGTACGAAGGCAGGCATGAAGATGTGTGATAAGCATTGTAAGAAGTTAGTTGATGCAGCAGAGAATGAGGTTGAGCGATTGCTTGTATCCGAAACAGTTTGACTTTGACCGAGGCGTATAGTATAAGTATGTTATATTGTCTGCATCCGCAGCGAAAAGGTGTTTAGTTAATTCTAAGCGCCTTTTTTATTGCTCTTATTATCCCGTAGGTAGCTCAGTTGGTTAGAGCGCGTCACTGTTTAGTTCATGAGGTCGCAGGTTCGAGTCCTGCCCAACGGGCCATATTATTATTCCTTTGCTCACGTTAGAAATAGCGTGGGCTTTTTTATGCCTAACGTTTGGTGATGACATGATAGAAACAACAAGAGATGGAATGGTAGCCGCAAACATGGCTAATCGTAATTTTAGAGAATTATTTGAGCCTGTAATTGATGAGTTAAAAACCAAAGAAGCTAAGCGCATGTATTGCAAAACACTGCTATCTCATTTATCCGCAAAACTCTCTCATGTCTCTACCGAAACGTTTGAAGATGATATGAATGAAATGATTGGCGTAATCAATGAGAGTTGCTTAGCTAAATAATTTTACTATCCGTTTTGTTGATGGTTTTTATATTTAACGTTTGGTCATGGAGCTGCTGTCATGTTGTACGAATACTCAGGCAAAGAACTCTATGACAGCTATGACAATGCTGAGACACCGATACTTAAAGCGCATCAGCGCAAGCTGCTACAAGACCGTGCTGACCGTGGCAACATTGAAGCCAAGAACTTCATTAGGCTCATAGAAGCTAAGGAAAGTACTCATGCCATCGACACCATGTAGACAGTATCGCTGTCCAAACCTCGTTAAACGCAAAGACAAAGGATACTGTGATGAACACGCAGACCAACGCAGCAACTGGACCAAGCGACCAGAACGTACCGGCAGCACAACCAAGCGCGGTTATGGACATGCTTGGCGCAAGATTCGCGCGCAAGTACTTGAGCGTGATGGTCATCTTTGCGTGGCTTGTAAGCAAGCAGGTAGATACGTGCCAGCCACCGACGTCGACCACATAGTACCAAAGTCTAAAGGCGGTACGGACGAGCTCAGCAACCTACAGTCGCTATGCAATCCGCATCATAAAGCTAAGACAGCTAACGAGTAAAAACCATGCTTAAATTTATCAAAGTAGGCAAGACGATTATCAATGCAGCAGATATTGAATCCATACAGCCCGGAACATATCGAGATCATAATGGGTTGCAGCAGCATCGCATAACAGTCACATTGCAAAACGGTAACCGCCATAACTTTAGTATTGATTCTAGCTCTGAGATTCAGGCTGCGATTGACGATATATTTAATCAGATAGCCCGCTTAAATAACTCTACTGGGGGAGGGTGGGTAAATTGTTCAGCCGGAAGCCCCTAGTGACCGCCCCCTAAAGTACATTTTTACGAGCGTTGAATTAAAAGTTTGCCCTATTGACCGACTAAGGATTATTTGCTATGGGAGGGATTGCAGCGGTACCGGGTCGTGGTCGCAAGGCTGACCCCAGAAAATCAAAAAATAAAAATATTAATATCCCAACATTTAGTGAAGTGGTCGATATCGAGCCGCCTGAATACATGAGCGATTTAGAATTTGCACCGATGATTTGGCGGTCAATAGTTCCAGAATTGCTTGAAAACGAATTGCTTAGAATTACAGATATGCACAACGTCGAAGTGTTTTGCATGGCGTATGACACTTATCGCAAAAGCCAGATGGAGCTTGCGAAAGAAGGCGTTACCGTTATGGGCGCATCAGGCAGTCCAATTAAAAATCCAGCATTAACCGCACTCAATGAGGCAGCAAGACAGATGGCAACTTTTGGTAGCTTACTAGGATTAGATCCTTCATCTCGTCAACGCTTAACTGGAGCTGGTGATAAGAATCAAACCAACCCATTTGCAGGTGTTCTGAATATGTGATGAATGCTCAAGCGAGATAAATATGGTCGATTATCCTAATGTTGATATCGCCAATAAGTGGGCAAGAGCAGTCGTCAAAGGCAAAGTTCCAGCATGCAAATGGGTAGTTCTGGCTTGCCAACGTCACTTAGACGACTTAAAAGCATCAAAAAAACGTGACTATCCATACAAATTTGACCCAAAAGCCGCCGAAAAGAAGATACTTTTTGTTGAATTGCTGCCTCATACGAAAGGTGAGTGGGCCCTAAAGCGCTTAAAAATTCAGCTTGAGCCATGGCAAAAATTTGGCATCGCGGTCACGTTCGGTTGGATGCGTAAAAAAGATGGCTTCAGACGCTTTCGTGAGTCCTATTGGGAGGTGCCACGTAAGAATGGTAAGTCGGCAATTGCTGCTGGCGTCGCTCTTAATATGTTTGCCAATGATGGCGAGTTTGGTAGCGAGGTTTATTCAGGCGCGACAACCGAGAAGCAGGCATGGGAGGTTTTTAAACCTGCTCGCTTGATGGTATTGCGGTCGCCTGCTTTGGTAGCAGCGACTGGCATACAGATTAATGCAGCAAGCCTCGAGCGCCCTGATGATGGCTCTTTGTTTGAACCAATTATCGGTGACCCGCCAGATGGTCAGTCACCACATTGCGCCATCGTCGATGAATATCATGAGCATCCGGATAGCCGTCTTTATGACACGATGCAAACGGGTATGGGCGCGCGTCGTCAACCGATGATGTTTGTCATTACGACAGCTGGTCACAATATTGAGGGCCCATGTTATGAGCTGCGCAGTCGTGTGCAAGACATGCTGCTTGGCAATGTGCCAGATGATGAATTATTTGGCTGGATTTGGAGTATCGATGACGGGGATGATTGGACAGACCCAAATGTACTGATCAAAGCCAACCCAAATTATGACGTGTCTGTATATGCTGACTTCCTAGCATCGCAGCAAACCAAAGCTATCAATAACGCAAGCCGTCAAAACTCTTTTAAGACCAAGCATCTAAACGTTTGGGTATCAGCAAAATCTGCCTTCTTTAATATGGAGCATTGGCGCGCGTGTGCTGATGACACGCTAAGCATCGATGATTTTTCAACCACACCTTGTGTGATGCCGATTGATTTGGCGTCAAAAATCGATATTGCCGCGCGTATCAATCTGTTTTATCGACACGAAGACGATGGCAAGCTTCACTACTACTGCTTGGCGCCATGGTTTTATTTACCAGAAGACACGGTTTATAAGGGCGATGAGAAACAAGCGGTTGAGCGCTACCAAAAGTGGATGAACCAAGGGCTGCTTGAAGTGCACGATGGTGCTGAAAATGACCTGAATGCCATCGCTGAAGACTTGGTTTCTGATGCGGGTAGCTTCCCATTAACCGAAGTACCTTACGATGAATGGGGCGGCTTCCAAGTCGCCGCCACTATTGAAGCCGCCGGGTATGACGCGGTGAAGATTCCCAAGACGGTTAAGTCTTTTTCTCCAGCAATGCGTGAGTTAGAGGCTGCAATGAAAGGCGGGCGGTTTCATCATGACGGTCATCCGGTCCTGTCTTGGATGATTGGTAATGTCGTATCACGCGAGGATGCAAACAACAATGTATTCCCGCGTAAAGAAACCAACTACAAAAAAATCGATGGTGCTGTTGCCCTGCTTATGGGTATCAGTCGCGCAATGGTATTGGCTGGTGATGGTGGCGGTGACAATGGCTTCTACGATGACCCAATCATAATCGGCGTTTAATATTTAAGGGATTCAATGTGCTTAATCTAATCAAGCCCAAGCGTTTTGCGAAAGCTGCAAAAGCCGCCATTAGTTTTTTAGGCTTGGATGGACATCTGAGTCTAACGCCTAGCGACAATGTGACAACTAGAACAGCCAGTGGCAAAAATGTCACTGTTGATAGCGCCTTACAGCTTAGTACTGTGTTTTCGTGCGTGCGCTTGGTATCTGAGACGGTATCAACACTGCCGCTTAAGGTTTATGAAAAAAAAGCGGATGGCAGTCGGATAGTAGCTAAAACCCATCCGCTATATGACCTACTAAGTCGATCACCCAATTACGAGATGACACCCAGTCGCTTTATGCAAATGATTGTGGCAAGCCTACTGCTTTGGGGTAATGCTTACGTTGAGATTAAGCGCAATATCACAGGCAATCGCATCATATCACTTGAGCCGCTATTGCCTCAGCATGTCAGTGTAACTCGCAATAAAAACAATCAGCTGCTGCAGTATCACTACACAGATGAAGGTACGCGCCGCGAAATTGGTCATAAAGATGTCATGCATATTCGCGCGTTTGGCGTTGATGGCGTGATGGGTATCTTTACCATTAATAAGGGCCGAGAGACTTTTGCGACTGCTGCATCTGCTGAGCATGCAGCGGGTAAGTTCTTTGAAAATGGATTGCAAACGTCTGGGTTCTTAACTACTGACCAAAAGCTAACCACTGAGCAGCGTAACAAACTGCATACCCATATCAGTAAGTTTATGGGCAGTAGCAACGCTGGCAAGACCATGGTGCTTGAGCATGGCATGCAATATAACGGCGTGACCATGAATCCAGAAGCGGCGCAGATGTTACAAACACGCTCTTTTGAGATTGAAGAAATCTGTCGTTGGTTCCGCGTGTCGCCCATTATGATTGGTCACTTTGACAAGCAAAGCTCATGGGCCGCCTCGGCTGAAGCGCAAGACTTACATTTTTTGAAATACACGTTTAGACCGCTGCTGGTCAATATTGAGCAAGAAATTTTACGTTGTCTTATCGGAAAAATTGATAGCGACAAGTATTACGTTGAGTTTAATGTTGAAGGCTTACTACGAGCAGACAGTAAGACGCGCTCTGAATACTATTCATCTGGTCTGAATAACGGTTGGATAAACCGTGATGAAGTCCGGTCTAAAGAAAATATGCCACCGATTGAAGGTGGTGATAAATACACAATCCAATCAGCACTTATCCCGCTTGATAAGGTGGGCACAAACTACAGTGGAGTTACCAAAGATGAGCAAGCGAACAATGATGCCAAAAGCTGATTTTGAAGCAGCGCATGATGTAAAGATGCCGCTTGCTTTGGATCGATGGAATCCAGACATTAAAGCGTCAGACGATGACTCTGAAAACGTTATCAATATTTTAGAAGTTATCGGCTATGACTGGTGGACTGATGGCGGTATCACTGGCAAGTCTATTAGTACGCAACTCAAAAGATTTAACGGTGCAGATATTGTCGTTAATATTAATTCCCCTGGTGGTGATGTATTCGAAGGCTTGGCAATCTACAACATGCTGCGCGAATATGCTGGTCATGTGACTGTTCGCGTGCTGGGTATGGCCGCAAGCGCCGCATCATTTATCGCGATGGCTGCTGATGAAGTTAAGATTGCGCGTGCTGGCTTCTTCATGATTCATAATGCTTGGACTGGTGTTGGCGGAAATCGCAACGATATGCGCGAAGTTGCCGACTTCTTAGAGCAAATTGATGCGACCATCGCTGATATCTATCATGTCAAAAGCGGTATGGATGCGACAGAGCTTTCATCGCAAATGGACAAGGAGACTTGGATTAACGGCAAGACAGCGGTTGAAACAGGTATGGCTGATAGCTTCTTAGATTCTGACATGATTGCAGAGCAGACCAATAACACTGCTAAAGAGCGCATCGCAGCTCATAAACTAGATTTAATCATGGCGCAGGCGGGCATGTCTCGCAAAGAGCGCCGTGGGCTTGTAAAAGATTTAAAGAGTACGCCTAGCGCTACTCGAACAGATGCTACGCAAAACGCTGGCGTTGACTTAACGGGCTTGATTGACGGTCTGCAAAACGCGATTGATTCAATCAAACTGCAATAAACCAACTAAATTAAATTCACCTCGCTGCCTATATGGCGGCTTTTTTTGTGAGAAAAATTATGGATCCTGAAGATATCAAAAAAGACGACGTGGCCAATCAGCTAAAGCTGGTCAATGCTAGCGTCAAAGAGCTGACTGAAAAAGCGCTGCCGGCAGCCGAAAATGCTTTGAAAGAAGCAAAGAAAGCGGGTGACCTGTCAGAGAAAACCAAAAATGATGTGGATAAGTTGCTTACCGACTTAAATACTCAGCGTGACCTACAGAACCAACTAGCAACCCAATTGGGCGAAGCTGAGCAGATGTTTGCGCGCCTTGGTAATAATGGTGGTCAATCGCCTGCGAAGAATCGTGCAGGTGATTTGGTTATTGTTGATGAAGCAATGATTGAATTTAGTAAAAACGTCTCCGCTGGTCGCCGCTTGGCAATCGACATGCCACGTAACGCGCTGACTTCATTCGCTGTGAATCCAGTTGATGGTAGCACCAAGATTATCACCAATCCAAATCAGCGCTTAACGGTTCGTGATTTATTGGCACCTGGTGATACTGAATCAAATGCCGTGGCATATCTGCGTGAATTGTTGTTTACGAACAACGCTGCACCGGTCGCTGAAAATACGACCAAGCCTTATTCAGAAATCACGTTTGAAGAAGTGTTGTCTGGTGTTAAGACGGTTGCTCACTTGATGAAAATCGCCAAGCAGACGCTTGATGATTTGCCACAGCTGCGTAGCATCATTAATGGCCGTTTGCTTAATGGCTTGAAGCGTGTGGAAGATACTCAGCTGCTATTTGGTAGTGGCGTGGGTAACAATTTGCACGGTATTTATACGCAAGCGACTGCTTTTGCTAATCCTAGCACTAAGACCACGCCTTCCAATAGTTTGGATGTGATGCGTTTGGCAATGCTGCAGGTCACCTTGGCAGAACTATCAGCAACTGGTCACGTCATGCATGATATTGATTGGACTGATATTGAGCTGATCAAAGATGCCAATACCAAAGGCTACTTGTTCAGCAATCCGTTTGGCACGTTAGAAGCGCGCCTATGGGGTCTGCCAGTTGCTCAGACTAATCAGGCTGGCATGCTTGGTAATTTCTTAACGGGCTCGTTTGCAGATGCTGCGCAAATTTTTGACCGTGAAGATGCTAACGTCGTTATCTCTACTGAGAACGCCGATGACTTTGAAAAGAACATGGTCTCGGTCCGGGCTGAAGAGCGATTGGCACTGGCAGTTTATCGTCCCCAAGCGTTCGTTAAAGGCTCACTAACTGTCGGACCATAAGTTTAAAAACTATCGTTAATAGTACAAAACGCAACTTGTCTAACAGGTTGCGTTTTTTTATTAAGCCAAAAGCAATTTATAAGTTGTTTTTGTCTTACTAAAAGGAGCAGGTCATGAAAGTTAAATTTAAAGATGTTATTTGCATGGGTAATCAGACATATAAAGCCGGTGAAGTCGGTGAGTTTACCGATATCACAGGTCAACAACTGATTGATAAAGGCTATGCCGAAGCGGCTGCTGAGAAAAAATCTGATGATGACGCTAAGGCTAAAGCGGCTGCTGAAAAAGCCGAGAAAGAAGCTGCTGCGAAAGCTGAAAAAGAGGCTAAGGCGAAAGAAGTCGCTGCCAATACAAAGAAATAAGGCTGAAGGATAGCCTGCTAAATAAGCTGAGTAATCATTATGCGAATTAAAACTCTTAGATTCATGATGGTAGATCGTACCGTGACGCCACGCGATACCATCATTGAAGTCGATAAAGCCCACGGCGTGCAACTGGTTGAAAAAGGTCACGCTGTCGAAATTGAAACGCCTCAAGCCGTGGCTGTAAAAGCGGAAGCGGCCAAAACCAAAGTATCAAAACCAACTGAAGTAAAAGATAAGGCAGATTAACCATGGTCACACTTGAGCAGGTCAAGTATCAATGCCGTATTGATCATGATGATGAAGATGCGCTACTGACTGGTTATATGTCCTCCGCTCGAGATCATGTACAAATGCATCTTGACCGCACTATTTACGAAGGCGCGGTACCAAGTGACGACCCTAATGGCGTGATAGACAATCCGTCTATTGACCAAGCGACATTGATGCTGATTGGCCATTGGTATGCACACCGCGAATCTGTGTCTGAAACATCAATGAATGAGGTGCCGATGGGCGTTACAAGTTTGCTCACACCTTATCGAAACCTAGGAATCTAACAATGACATGCAAAGGATGTGAGGCCCGCCGTGAGTGGATTAAACAAAGAACCGACGAAGCCAGAAAACGAGCAAAGCAGCTTATTGCCAGGCTTAATAACGCTGGTGACCAAACTGGTCGAACAAAATAACGTACTGATTGAGCAGTCAGCCGAAAAAGAGCGGGTGATATTACGATTGCTTGATCAGCATGATGAGATATTAAACGAGCTTATCGAACAGCAAGAAGATGACGATGAGCAAACAGGATCTACCTTTTTAGATATGGATGACTGATATGGCATTGCAAGCTGGCGAGCTACGACATCGCGTCACAGTCCAAAGCTATGTCAGTGGCGGACGAGATGATGATGGTTATGATTTTCCATCGCAATGGCTGGACTTCAAAAAAGTATATGCAAAGATAACGCCGCTATCGACTAAGGATTTGCTTAGTGCACAAGCGGCAGATTCAGAGATTACTGCTCGAATGAAGGTCCGGTACCGCACTGGTCTTGATATCGATACGACCATGCGTGTCATTTGGAAAGGGCGGGTTTTTGCTATAGACAGCCAAGGGCTCGATGATAGCGATACTGGCGTGGAGTTCACGACTTTTAACCTAAATGGTGGCGTTGAGCAGTTTAAGGACTAATCATGGCAAACGAAATCACTGGTCTTGATGAAGTGCAAGCAAAGCTACGTCAGCTTGGTAATGCTAAAAAAGCCAAGAACGCAGCGACTCGCGCCTCACGTAAAGCCATGAACATCGTTAAAAAAGCGGCCGTACAAAATGCCAAGGCGATTGATGATAAAGATAGCCCCGAAAAGATTTGGAAAAATATCATTACTAAGGCTGGCAAGACCAAAGGTGTTGATGGTGTTGTGATGAAGGTGGGTGTCAAAGGCGGTGCGAGAAAATATGGCACCAATGCAGACAATAGGCGGGCAGGTCGAGTAGGTCGTAGATATCAAACCCAAGGCGATAAGAAAAACCCCGGCGGTGATACTTGGTATTGGCGCTTTGAGGAATTTGGCACCGCTACTAATAATGCGCATCCATTTTTACGCCCAGCACTAAATAATAATATCGATGCAGTAAGGGCTGAATTTACTCGCTCTTATAGTGAAGAGCTTGATAAGGAGATTGCTAAATTATGAGCGACTCAAACGTAATAACCGAGATTTTAGAAGATCGTATTTTGATTATTCAAGTTCCGCCCTCTGGTCGTAAATCTAACGCTGATATTGTGGAAGTTAGCTTTAAAGAATGGGTGTCTCTGTCTGACGCGATCAACAAGGCACTAAAGGAGGCGGGTAAATTATGAGCTTTTTACCGATATATCGGACACTCAAAGCTGATGCCAACGTCAATACGCTTATTAATGTAGAAGAAAAAGTCTTTGAAGATGTTGCGCGCCAGGATACGGTCCCACCATACATCGTCTGGCAAACCATCAGCGGGCAAGCAAACAACCACTTGGATGAGCCTGCAAATTTTGACGACACACAGTATCAGTTGATGGTCTACGCAACAGATGCAAAGGCTGCTTACGATTTGCGCGATGCTTGTCGAGCAGCACTCGAAAAACAATCTTGGGTATTAAATCCATCTATTAATCTATATGACAGCAAAGCCAAGCTGTACGGTCGCGGCTTTGATGCCAACTGGATATTAGCGCGTTAACTATTTACCAATCACACTAGGAGCCGATCATGGCGAAGAAAGAAAAAGGCGTATTTTCGCAGGGTACAAAGGTCTGGATTAAGCATGGCGATGAAGCTGAGCCGACGCTGACAAAAATGGACTGTATTACTGGCATCGTACTGGGCGATGATAGCCCAACCGAAATTGATGATACGTGTCTAGATGAGCCAGATTCATCAACATCAACATACGGCCTTAATAAGCCGGGCGAAGGTTCTATCACTATCAATACAGACCCTAAAAATGCAACTCACATGACACTGTTGCAATTAGCAGAAGATAAAGAGTTTGTAGAAGTTTATGTGGGTTGGTCTGATGGTATAGGCATTTCGCCAACGTTGGCGACCGCGCTGGTCACTCTACCTGAAACGCGAACTTGGACGACATTCACGGCACGATTGAAAGCGGGCGCTCCTACGTTTGACCCTGATTCTTTGGTCAAGCATGCGGTCTCAATGAAGCGTCAGTCGAAAGCAATCACTGCGTTTAAAACTGCTACGCCATAAAAGCGCTGCATAACATCAATGAAAAATAAACCCTCTTAACTGAGGGTTTATCTATTTTTAGGAAATGAATATGGCAAAGTTAAGCTTATCAGATATTAAGTCAGGCAGCCTTGTCTCGCAGGTGCGTGATGAAGTAGTAGAGTTTTTTCATAATGGCGAAGAAATGAGTGTGGATATTCGTATCAAACAGCTACCATTTGTTGAAACTGAATCGCTATTTAAGCGCTTGTATGAAGGTGAGAACGTATCTAGCGAGTGGATCAGCAAGGCATTGGTTGACGATAAAGACAAAGTAATGTTTACCAAGAAGCAGGTAGAGGAAAACTTTGTACAACCATTAGCGGTCGCTGTATTCGATAAGGTTTATGGTGCTGATAATCTAAAAAAGTCGATGGAGAAATCTCGGAGCCAAAAGGATTTATAGCTGGCGAAAATGAATTACTATTTGAGTTAGCGCTGGCAGGTATCGGCGGCAACACGATACACCAAGTTAAAAACAATCTAACTATGCTTGAGATTAATCAATGGGCAGAGTACCGCCAAAGGCGTGGTAGCTTAAATATTGGCAGGCGTGTTGAGCAAGCATCGGCAAATATCATTGCTATGAATATTAATAAAGGTCTTAAGTATGAAAACTGGGTGGAACCACTTGAGTTTATGCCTAATGAAGATGATGTGATTGAAAGCTTTGAAGATCAGATTGATAATTAAGAAATATTGCTAGAGTGTTGCCAATCAGTTATAGTTAAGCTTTATTTAACTATGGCGTACCAGATTATGAAAAAAACACTATTTACGTCAATCATAACGGCTGGCGTTTTGTCTGCTTGTGCAACACCTAATTACAACTATACTCCTGAACTCAAAGAGATAAGCAACCCACCAATCGGACAGGTAACTACTGCAAGCCTTGGGGATCATATGCTGACACAAGGAATGATGATTGAGCAAGATGCCATTTATATAGATGGCGACTATAATATGTCTGGCAATAGAGTATCTTCAGGCTATTTTGCGAAACAAGGTGAAGATGAAAAGTATGAGCAGTACAGAATCTCTAATGATGTTGGCGCCGGTAAAGTTACAAAGGGCCTGCTAAAAGATCCACCTGCTTTGTTAGCTGTTAGAAAAGAGGATAACGCTCTTTGCGTCATGACGATTTATAACTATGTCAGCAGTTGTACCGCAGACGTTCCGTACAAAAAGACCAATTGGGCGACTGCTAATAAAAATAGCTTTCAACAGACACTGCTCTATAACGGCAAAGTAGGCGATAAGATAAATATTGGCTATCGTGAATTTAGCAGCGATACTGCAAGACCAGCTTTTAATAATGATGTTGAATACGATTTATCACAATCCAAGGAGATTGGCTATAAAGGTGCTCTGATAGATGTCATCGATGCCGACAACAAACAAATTAAATATAAGGTCACTAAAGGTTTTAATAAGTAA